CGTACGTCCTGCTGGGTTGAGCAAACTGAAGGCATAGCGCATATACAAGCTGTTCACCAGAGAGTTAACGATCACTGTGAGTGGATGGCCCGAAGGGTTCGTACCATAAAACTCAATGACGTCACCACTAAAGTTACACACGGGGAACGAGACATCGTAGCCAAGCGCCATGATAGAGCGACACTCCTCCTGAGAGAAGCCCGCTTGTCGATGGATCTCAGCAATCACTCGGAATGCGTAGATGATGAACATCGCAATCATGCGTTTGTCAAACTTACCATAGTCGCCTGCCACCATCCTATCTTCCCCATGCTGGGTTAGGTAGTTGTAGATATCAGTCCACTCGGATGATTGAGCTGTCGTGCCCGGAGCGGCTTCGAATACAAACTTGTTGTTTTGCATGAGCCGAACGAACGACAAGAGCTTCTTGCGTGTGACAATACTGAAGTCGATAGGCGCGCCTGTGAAGACACGCGTTTTCTTACTTTCGATTTTGGCAAACGAAGTGGGTTCATCCTTCAGGTGAGCAGTGTACACTGGATAGGCTCTGTTCCCTAAGGAATGTCGCTCCTCAATCTTGCGTACTCGATCCCACACTGCTGCGTCAAAATCGACCAAGTCTGGCTGATCTTCTGTACCAACATTGTGCAGGAACTGCTTCTTAGACTTGTGCCAGGGGTGGCCCATGGACGTGTTCACATTGATGCGATCGATAAACTTCACACCGGGCAAACCGTTGATTGCCGTCTGGTCCTTGAGAAACACGAGCTCGCGCTTCCACTCATCACCATGTGCAGCCTTCAAATCGGCAACAATATCACTAGCGAAACTTTCAGCACAGTGCTTCAAGATGTCCTCATCCACATCGGTGTGGGGTTTGATCATCTCCTTGACGTTGTTGTACACCGGTTCCCACCCAGTCATGACAGGCTTGTCGAACTTAACTTCACAGTCCAATTCTGCAAGCATTTCATCTTGTAGTGGGGTTGCACACACAGAACTGCGTGGTCTTTGTCGGAATCCTGGAAGGTACCCATAAACATTGGCCACGCCAGTTTCAAGGTATCGGAAAACACTCTTGTGGTGTGGGGGCAGCAGGTCGCCAGGCATGATCTCTCCATTGAGCGAAAAACTGGGCGCGCCTTCACCTGTCACTGCGGTAGAAATCTCATCTCCACACAGACTCTCCAGCTGTTGGCGTGTCACGTGGACGAAACCAGCTGTGCACTTGTACCCGAGGGTGTGTACACCGACAATGACTGGGCCACGCGGCGTATTTGCAACACCTAGTGAACCACAATCTCCTTGCTTGGTCTCAATGCTTCCGCTACCAAGGTAGATGTTCAATGATCGTCCCAATTGTTCAATGGGAAAATCCTTCGAAAACACCACACCGTGATAGGAGACATGATCGACAACTCCTGATCGCGCTCGAGACACCGAAGTGATCTGCG